CACCCACCCCACCCCCACCACACACACCGGAGGAACCCACATGACCGGCGGCCACCACTTCCTCGCCCCCGCCATGGAGATGCACCGCCTCGCCACCACCTACGAGCCCACCGGCATGCTCCAGGTCGGCGCCGACTTCGCCACCCTCCCCGAGGCCCTGCAGCTCCACGCCGACGCCATGAAGGTCACCCTCGAGAAGGCCGACGCCTACTGGCCCGTCGACCCCGCCATCGTCGACCTCCTCGGCCAGATCCACGCCCTGCAACTGCGCGCCGCCGAGATGGCCCGCGAACTCACCCCCGCCTTCGAGCAGCTCCACGACGTCGACCTCACCCGCCTGCACAACCCCCGCAAGAGCGCCCAGGCCGAAGCCATGTGGGACGTCTCCCGCAACCTGTAACCCCCTGCCCGGCGGCGCCCCACCACGGGGCGCCGCCGCCCCCCCCAGCCCACCTCCCAACCGCCAGAAAGGCACCCCAACCCGTGAAGCTCGCCCTCGACTGGGACCGCGGCCACGGCCCCGTCACCGGCCCGATCAACGCCGCCGCCGCCACCCTCACCACCAGCTGGGCCGGACACCTCCTCGACACCCCCTGGCCCACCGCCGCCGCCATCGCCGGAGCCGGCCTCATCGGCTCCCACATCGCCGGCCGCCTCCGCCACGTCACGACCACCACCCTCCACATGCGCGCCGCCGCCTGGCTCGGCATCGGCGGCTGGTCGTCCTGGGCCATCGCCCACGGCCCCTGGAGCACCTGGTCCATCGGCACCCTCCTCGGCGGCGCCATCGGCCTCGGCGCCGCCATCAACGCCGCCCACCACGCCGAAGCCCAGGCCCCCGCCAAAGCCGCCGCAGCCGAAACCGCCGCCCGCGAGGAGCAGCGCGCCGCCCAGCGCGGCGTCCTCGCCGCCGAATGGAGCGAGCGCATCGCCCGCGTCTGCGCCATCCCCGGCGTCCAGATCGTCGGCATCGAGCACTGGCAGCAGGGCGGCTACACCCTCGACGCCGAACTCCCTCCCGGCGGCGCCTCCTGGAAGGACCTCGCCCGCCGCACCGACGCCTTCGCCGCCGACGCCAAGCTCCCCGAAGGCTGCGGCGTCGAGATCGGCCCCGGCACGCACCGCGGCGCCGCGATCCTCCGCATCGCCACCGAGAACCACCTCCAGGCCGACGTCGACTACCCCGCCGACTACACCCCCCTCACCGTCAACCAGCCCGTACCCCTCGGCGTCCGCCGCGACGGCACCGTCTACGGCCCCGTCAACCGGCAGGCATCCATGCTCCTCGTCGGACAGCGCGGCTCCGGCAAGACCAACCTCATGCACGTCATGGTCGCCAACCAGTGCCGCATGACCGACTCCATCACCTGGATCATCGACCTCAACGGCGGCGGCCTCGCCCTGAAGTGGCTGCGCGCCTGGGCCGCCGCCGGCCGCCCCGGACGCCCCCCGGTCGACTGGGTCGCCGACACCCCCGAGAAGGCCCTCGCCATGGCCGAAGCCCTCGTCCGCATCGCCAAGGCCCGCAAGGTCGGCTACCAGGACCGCGAGATCGCCGCCGACGACGACAAGCTCCCCGTCGACCACGAGGTCCCCGAGATCCGCGTCTTCAACGACGAAGGCGCCGAGATCTTCTCCTCCCGCAACCGCACGGACGAGGTCCTCAAGGCCGTCGCCGGCGCACTCGTCCAGACCATCGAGATCGCCCGCGCCGCCGCCGTCAACATCACCACGTCCGGGCTGCGCGGCACCCAGGACGTCATCGCCGACCCGCAGGTCCTCAAGCAGTCCACCTTCAAGGCCGCCATGAAGGTCGCCGACGACTCCGAGCTGAACTACTTCTTCGGCTACAACCACGGCGCCAGCGCCGAGGACGCCCCCTACCCGGGCTGCGCGCTCGTCCGCGACGGCGGCGGCCCCGCCCACCCCCTGAAGATCTACCGCATCAAGCCGTCCCAGATCGCCGACATCGCCACCACCACCGCCGACCGCCGCCCGGTCCTCGACGCCCTCTCCCGCCGCGCCGCCGGAGAGGCGTACGAGCGGCGCTGGGACAACACCGACCACCTCTTCGGCAACGGCCAGCCCCCCGCCCCGGCCGCCGCCCTCACCAGCCCGCCCGCAACCACCACGCCCGCCACGCCGCCGACCACACGCACCACCGGCATCACCGCGAACTGGGGCAAGGTCCGCCCCGAAGGCGTCAAGGACGAGCTCGCCGCCGCCGACGAAGCCGTCCAGCGCCTCCACGACCGGCTGCGCAACGCCCGCCGCACCGAGGATGCCGACCTCGACGCCCAGTTCATGGGCATCGTCAAGGGCGGCGGCCTCACCTGGCAGCCCCCCAAGGACCCCGCCACCGACAACCCCGCCCCCACCCGCGACGCCCGCTACGAGACCATCTACCGCATCGTCGACGGCGCCGGCCCCGACGGCATCGGCCGCGCCGCGATCCGAGACGCCTTCACCCAGCTCCAGCCCGACACCCCTGCCCCGAACCCCGACGTCATCGGCCGCTGGCTCGACGACGACGAGCGGATCTACAAGCCGAAGTACGGCCGGTACGCCGTCCGACCCGAGCCCGCCGACGAGCCCGCCAGCACCACGGAGGAGAACACCTCCACCAGCCCCACCGCGGGCCTCCCCCGACCGGCCGCCGCGCCCGCCGTCGAGATGGGCCTGCTGCGCGACGCAGCCGAGCTGATCATCACCACCCAGTTCGCCTCCCGCCCCATGCTCCAGCGCAAACTCCGCATCACCTGGGACACCACCGCCACCCTCATGACCCACCTTGAGCAGCACCACATCGTCGGCCCCGACCAGGGCGACCACGAACCCCGGCAGGTCCTGGCCGCCCCCGACCAGCTCCAGACCATCCTCGCCAAGCTGACCGGAGAGTAGGCGCCCTGGTGCCCCTACCACCGCCCCTGGGGTACACCGCCCGCCCACCCGGCGGGCGGTCCCTCACCGTCATCCCCGACCCCCACACCACCGAGCACACCAGCCCACTGCGCCGGGCCCTGCGCGCCGCCGGCCTCCCGTCGCTGCCGCCCGACGAGGACACGGCCCGGACCCGGACCGGGGGATAGCAGCCCGGACAACCAGCCGCCCATACGCCACCATCGAAGCAGCGCGGATCGGGCCGGGATCCCAGCGTCCCCGCGCCCAGGCCCAGCCCGATCCGTACAACCCCGTAGGCCCCGCTCCCACACCCCCCGTGGAGCGGGGCCCACGCACATCCCCGCCTACCTGACGGGCTTCCACACCGCGCAGTTCGTCGACGTGAACTGCCCGTCCGACGCCCGGATCGTCACCGTGATCTCCTGCGCCGACGTCGCGAACTGGTTGTCGATGATCTCCCCGTCCTTCGCCGTCCGCTCCCAGTAGCAATCCTTCACCCGGCCCCTCGCCCGGTACGTGCCCGGCGGGATCGTCTCCTCTACCTCCCCCTGGCCGTCCGGCAGCGCATCCACCCCGCCCGTGACGAAGTCGTCCGGGTCCGGCGCGCCGGTCGGGCTCGGCGACACCTTCGGCTGGTCGGCCGCAACCACGTACGTGCCATCGGTGAACCACCGCTCGTACTTCCCCGACACCGCCTGCTTCACCGCGGCCGTCCACTTCGGGCACAGCTTCGGCACCCCCGCCTGCAGCACCGCCGCCCCGTCACCGTCCAGATAGCCGCCCTCCGCGAGCCACTGCGGCCGCGAGGCCCCCTCCACCGCGCTCACCGGCAACGAGTCACACATGTCCTGCACGAACGCGGACGCACTGGCATACAGATCGTCGACCACCCAGCCCCGCTCATCGGCGAGCTTGTCGATCTCCCCCTCAGCCGTCGGCGGATACTCCGGCCCCGTCGACGGCGCCTCCACCGGCCCGTCCGGCACCTCCACGCTCTCCGGCGGGCTCGCCGACTCACTCGGCGCCGCCCCGGCTCCGCCGCCCCCACCGCACCCCGCCACCAACACAGCCACGACCATGCCGGCCGCCCACGCCCCCACCCTGCGCACACGATTCATCCGTGCAGGATCGCACCGCCACCGCCCAGGGGAATCCGAAACCGTTGAATCGGGGATCATCAAAGCAGGCGCGGGGCCTGACCACACGAGCGGGAGCCCCACCGCCATGCCAGCCTCCAAGGCCAAGCAAGCCGAGACCGCCGAACGCCGCGCCGCCCTCATCCGCCTCCGCCGCGCCGGCGTGCCCTTCGACGACGACCGCATCCTCAACCTCGGCTACGCCAGCCGCGGCGCCGCCTCCAAGGACCTCATCCGCGCCCTGGAAGAACGCCGCGACGAGCAGGACGCCGAAGCGTCCGTGTACCGGCAGCAGGAGAACGAACGCCTCGACGCCCTCCTCGAAGCCGTCTGGCCCAAGGCCACCCAACCCGGCCCCGTCTACGGCAAGGACGGCGAGTACATCGGCGAGGAGATCGACCTCAAGGCCGTCGACACCGTCCTCAAGCTCATGGACCGCCGCGCCAAGCTCCTCGGCCTCGACATGCCCATCAAGACCGAGCTGGCCGGCCCCGGCGGCGGCGCGCTGCGCCTGAGCGCCGTCAGCCTCGCCGAGCTCAACGACCTCATCAACACCGCCGGCGACCCCGGCGCCCCGGACGGCACCAGCGACGACGACAGCGACCTGTACGACCCGAACGACGACCCAGACGACGACCAGGCCGAGCCCGAGGACGAGGCCGATGGGGACTGACCTGGCCGTCGACCACGACACCGCCACCGAAGCCGACGCCCTCAACCAGCTCACCGCCGCCTACCGGCGCCTCAACCGCACCGACCGCCGCCGCATCGCCCGCAACGCCGGCCCCGAGCTTCGCGCCGCCCTCGCCGAAGTCGAACGCACCATGGCCCTCCAGCGGTCACCCGGCTCCATGGCCGCGATCCTCACCGACGGCCGGGAGATGCAAGCCCCCCACCTCGCCCTCATCGACCGCCTCTTCCAGCGCATGGCCCGCGGCGAACGCGTCAAGGCCCTCATCACCATGCCCCCACGACACGGCAAGTCCCGCCGCGCCGCCCGCTGGGCCCCCCTGTGGTACCTCACCCAGCACCCCGACCACCGCATCATGATCGCCTCCTACGGCGCCGACCTCGCCGAGGAGCACTCCCGGTGGATCCGCGACGCGATCGCCACCTACGGGCCCCGCATCGGCATCGCCCTCCACGCCGGATCCAAGGCCGCCAACCGCTTCGACCTCGCCGACCCCCGCACCGGCGACCGCCTCGAAGGCGGCCTCGTCGCCGCAGGCGTCGGCGGCGGCCTCACCGGCAAAGGCGCCCACCTCGCCATCGTCGACGACCCCATCAAGGACGCAGCGGACGCCGAGTCCCCCACCATGCGGCGCCGCCTATGGGAGTGGTGGACCGCCGTCCTCAACACCCGCCTCGAACCCACCGGCTCCATCCTGGTCATCCAGACCCGATGGCACGAGCAGGACCTCGCCGGGAAGATCCTCGAAGGCCCCGACGCCGACGAATGGATCAGCCTCGACCTCCCCGCCATCTGCGACTCCGAAGATGACCCCCTCGGCCGGCCCCTCGGCGCCGCCCTGTGGCCCAAGCGGTACGGCCGCCGCGCCCTCGCCCAGTTCCGGCGCGCCGTCGGCGAACGTGTCTGGTGGGCCCTCTACCAGCAGAAACCCCGCCCCCTCGAAAGCGGCGTGTGGCAGTGGCCGTGGATCACCGACCACCGCATCACCGCCGCCCAGCTCCGCGGCGTCGACCTCACCCGCGTCGTCGTCGCCGTCGACACCGCCGGAGGCGCCGACGACACCAACGACGAGACCGGGCTCACCGCCGCCGGCCGCACCGCCGACGGCGACCTGTACGTCCTCGCCGACCGCTCCGGCCGCATGGGCGCCGACACCTGGGGCCACGAAACCTGCCGCCTCGCCGTCCAGGTCCAGGCCGACGCCATCGTCGTCGAGTCGAACTTCGGCGGCGACATGGCCGCCCAGCTCGTCCGCCAGGCATGGCGCGAGCTCCAGCAGAACGGCGACACCGCGGGCCTGCTCATGCCGGCCATCGTCGAAGTCCACGCCAAGCAGGGCAAACGCCTACGCGCCGAGCCGATCGCCCAGCTCTACGCGCAGGGCCGCGTCCACCACGTCGGCGAGTACCCGCGCCTCGAAGGGCAGCTCGTCACGTGGATCCCCGGCATGGACTCCCCGGACCGCATGGACGCCCTCGTGCACGCCCTCACCGAACTCGCCGACCCGGCCACACAGGCCGTCGGCAGCACCTCGTACGCAGACCGGCGCCTGTCCGGACGGCGATGACCGCACAGAACAGGCCCGAGAAGGGCCCTAGACGGCGATCTGACGGAACCGGGGTATCTCCGGCCGAAACTCGCCCAGGATTGGTGGTTAGTAGCGTCGATCTCTGGAGCGGAGAGATTGCAGAACTTCTGCAGATTCACGGATGGTGAACTCTTACGTCGGATAGCTTGTGGCTAGCACGTCCCAAAAATTGGGTACGTACGACGGAGGGGCACACCTGACGGTGCACCCCTCCACCTGTGATGGACCCCGGGCGGGGTCCTCAGCCGTGCCTGAGCAGCTCGAGGGCCAATCGAGCAGCGTTGATCACGCACGAGCATGCAGCGAGGACCCCGCTCGGGAGCCTGCGCCACCACGGCGGCTTCTTACCGGCCTCTCCCACAACAACCTCCTTGGTCCAATCCTTCAGTGAGCGCTGGACCGGAGGTTCGTCGAGGTGTGACGGTACGTCACCGCTCTCAGGGCTGAGCGTATTCGCCGCACTCTGTCCCTGTCCCGGAAACGGGGGACTTCACGCAACCTCACGAGATGTCTTTGGCATATGCGTGCAGCATGCGAGTCTCGGCCTGCGGGGCAACCCGAACGCCGCTCGCCCCGTACCCTGAAGACCAGGCGCGGGGCCTGTGTGCGGAGGGAACTTCGTGGGCCTCATCAGCGGCGCCCGGAACCTGGTCATCGACGCCTGGTCCTGGCTCAACTACAAGCCCGTCTTCAACGACACCCGCGGCATGCCCTACCGCCGCGCCTTCCCCGAAGCGACCGCCACCTGGGTCCCCGCCGACGACGAGCGGCGCCTGGCCGCCTACAAGCTCCTCGCCGCGTACGACAACAACCAGGCCGGCGAGCTCGCCGCCCTCCGCGACGGCGACACGGCCCGCGAACGCCGCGAGTTCGGCGACCCGTCCATGTTCGTCGACACCCTCACCGCGCACGTCATGGGCCGCGAGCAGCACATCGTCGTCCCCGGCGCCGAGCACGCCCCCACTCCCACCCGGCCGGACGACGGCAACGACCCCGTCGCCGCGGCCGCCGCCCGCGTGCAAGCCCTGCTGCGCGAGTGGGCCGAGGCCGAGCTGCTCCCCATGCGGATGCTGCAGACCGAACGCACCACCGTCCTCCTCGGCGACGGCGTCTACCTGCTGTACTGGGACCCGGCCAAGGGCCGCGCCCGCATCAAGACGTTCGACCCCGGCTTCTACTTCCCCTACCTGTCCGAGGACGACGACGGCGCCGACTACCCCGACCGCGTCCACCTCGCCTGGGAACTCCCCGAGGACCGCCGCCGCGGACTCCCCGCCCGGCTGCGCCGCATCACCTACGAGCTCGACTGGATCCGGCCCGCCACCGCGTCCGGCATGGACCCCTCCGGCCGGCCCGTACGCGCCCCCGTCATGTCCGACCCCGACCCGGACAGCGACACCCCGCCCACCCCCGTCCTCAGGCCCGGCGACCGCGCCGACCAGGACACCGGCGCGATCAGCCGCCTCTACCCGTGGAACGCCGAGCCCGCCTACCGCACCTGCTACCTCACCGACGCCACCTGGGACCTCTCCGACCTCAAGGGGCCCCTGGACGTCGATGCCCTCCCCATGGACAAGGCCCAGTACGCGACCGGCCCCGACGGGGAAGTCCTCGACCGCCTCGACCTGTACCTGGACTTCGTGCCGATCGTCCACGTCCCGAACACCGTCCCCCCGGCCGGCGAGCACTGGGGACAGTCGTCCCTGGCCAAGGCCCTGCAGGTGTTCGACGAGCTGGCCGGCACCGACACCGACAGCAGCAAGGCGTCCGCGACGACCGGCTCCCCGATCGTCGCCCTGTCCGGCAAGACCACCGGCCGCACGCACATGGAGGTCGGGCCCGGCGTGCTGTTCGAGCTCGGCGAGGGCGGCCGCATGGACACCGTCAACACCGCCCCCCAGCTCGCCGAGCTCCGCAACCACCGGCACGACCTCGCCGACCTCGCCGCGAGCGTCGTACGCCTCCCCGCCGTGTCCCTGGGCACCATGGACCCCTCCCAGGTCCCCTCCGGGTACGCCCTGGAGCTGTCCCTCGGCCCCCTCGACTCCCTCATCGCCGGCATGCGCCTGGCCCGCGCCCACAAGTACGCGCTGCTGCTGAAGTTCGTGCAGCGCATCCACCTCGCCGGGCAGCACCCCGACTGGGTGGGCGTCACCCCGCTCCCGGCCCGGCTGGAGTTCGGCCCGTACACGCCGACCGACCAGGCCGCCGTCCTCGGCCAGGTCGCCACCGCCTACGAGAAGCGCCTGATCTCCCTGGAGACCGCCGTACGCATGCTCACCTCCGCGGGCTGGCCCATCGACGACGCAGAGACGGAGATCGAGCTGATCGAGTCCCGCATGTTCGAGCAGGCCCGGTACCTCGCCGACGCGCTCGGCAACCCCGACGAGGTCGCCGCGTTCCTCCACCGCGAGCCGCCCACCCAACCAGTGCCGCCCGCCGTGCAGCTCCCTGGCGTCCCCGGCACGGGCGCCGCACTCCCGCCGGCCGACGACGAGAAGACCACTGACGAGACCGGCGGCGCGCAGGGGAGCGGGGGAACACGATGACCGATCATGTGCTCTCCTTGATGCCAGGCGCGGGGCCTGGAACCTCTCTGGGAGGACGTGCCCCCATGCGCCGCCCCGCGCACCACCGCCCCACCGCCTGGGCCCACCCCTACACCGGGGTCGCCGGGCTCGCCGTCTTCTACAACTCCGGCGGCGACCCGGAGCCGCAGCCCACCCCCGCTCCCGCCCCGAAGCCCACACCGCCCCCCGCCGCCCCGGCGCCGGCACGCGAGTTCACGCAGGAAGACCTCGACCGGATCGCCGCCCGGGAGAAGGCCCAGGGCAAGCGGTCCGCGCTGAAGGAGTTCGCCGAGGAGCAGGGCTTCTCCTCCGCCGAGGACGCCGCCGCGTTCATCGCCGCCGCCCGCCAGGCCCAGCAGGCCGCCCTGTCCGAGGAGGACAAGCGCCGCCAGGAACTCGACCGGCGCGAGCAGGAACTCGCCGCGAAGGAAGCCGCCGCCGTCGCCCGGGAGCGGGCCGCGGTCCGCCGCGCCGCGCTGATGAAGCTCGGCGCGCTCGGCGACGACCTCGAAGACGCCCTCGCCCTCCTCGACCGCGACCTCCACGACCAGCCGGACGCCGACGAGGCCACCGTCACCACCGCCGCCGAGGCCATCAAGGCCCGCCGCGCCGCCCTCTTCGGCGCCGACCCGGCCGCCACCAGGACCCCCGCCCCCGTGCTGCCGCCCGCGCCCGCCGGAGCCCCCGCCGGCGGCCCGCCGCGCACCCCCGCCGTGAAGGACGACATCAAGGCCCGCGCGCTGGAGCGCGCCCGCAAGATGGGCTACGCCAAGCCCGACGCCGCCGCCTGACCGGCCCGCCAGACCGAGGGACCACGCCCTCCCGCACTCCTCCCGTGGACGACACCACAGGTGTCCGCACCCCCTCTGAACACCCCCGCTCCATGGGAGGAGACTCGGCGTGGACATCCAGCCGATCACCACACAGGAGACCGTGACCGCCAGCCGCCCCTGGCTGCTGTCCCTCTACGGCTCCGAGACCAACAAGACCATCACCCTCGACCTGGCCCAGTTCACCGCCGACACCCACTACACCGCGGCGGCAAACGGCCTGCCCAACCGGATCTTCTCCGGCCTGCCCCTCGGCAAGGTCACCGCGTCCGGGCTGTACGCCCCCTACGACTCCGCCGCGGCCGACGGCACCGAGGTGTTCGCCGGGCTCCTCGACACCGAGACCGCGTTCAACACCGGCTCCACCAAGTGCGGCGCCGCGCTGCGCATCGTCGGCGACGTCGACGTGTCCAAGCTCCCGGTCGACTTCACCCCGCCCGCCGCTGCGAACCGCAGCGACTCCATCCACTTCTCCGACCTGTCCTGACAAGGGGTGACGACCGATGCTTGAGGCCCTGCTCAGGGACATCACACCGACCGAGATCATCGCGTTCGCGCGGGCCGTGCAGACCCCGGCCGACTACGCGCTCACGCAGTCGGTCATGCCGGAACGCCAGATCAACGGCGTGAAGTACAAGACGCGCCGCACCAGCCGCCGCGTCAACGCCGCGAAGTACCGCGCCTACGACGCGCAGACCCCCGTCGCGTCCCGCGAGGTCAAGCGGATCGAGACCGAGGGCATGCTGCCCCCGCTCGGCCAGAAGTACCTCGTCGGCGAGCTGGAGACCATCCTCCTGGCCGCCCGCCGCGGCCAGGACGGCTCCGAGCTGGTGGAGTCCCTGTACGAGGACACCGCCGCCCACACCCTGTCCATCCGCTCCCGCCTGGAGCTCGCCGTCGGCGACCTCCTCACCGACGGCAAGTTCACCCTCTCCGGGGAGAACGGCCTGACCGTCGAGTACGACGCCGGCGTGCCCTCGGCGAACATGCCCACGGCCGCGACCGCGTGGACCGACCCGACCGCCGACGCCATCGCCGACGAACTGGCCTGGCTGGAGACGCTCCGGGCGTCCGGCGCGCCGATGCCGGAGCGGGTCATCACCAGCTACAAGGCCCGCGCCCTCCTCGCCGGGAACGACGCCTACCGCGCCGCCTACTACGGCAGCGTGAACCCGTCCAACACCCCCACCGCGACCCTCGCCCCCAACGAGGTCGACACCGTCCGGGCCCGCTACAACCTCCCCCCGATCGAGATCTACGACGTGCAGATCCCGAAGGACGACGGCACCATGGCCCGCCCCCTGCCCGAGGACCGGTGGGTGATGATCCCCCCGAACCGGGCGCAGTGGGGGGAGACGCAGTACGGCATCACCGCCGAGTCCATCGCCCTCACGACCGGCGACAACCCGGCCATCGAGCTGGAGGAGGCGCCCGGCATCATCGTCACCCACGGCTGGCAGGACGACCCCGTCCAGGTGTGGACGAAGGCCGCCGCCGTCGCGATGCCGGTGCTGTACGTGCCGGACATCCACATCACCGCGAAGGTGTTCTGACCATGGCCCGCCTCGTCACCGACGTCCACGTCAAGGACCCGCACACGCGCCTCATGGTGCACCTGCAGGCCGGTGAGGAACCCGCGCCCGAGTACGCGGCCCTGGTCAAGAACCCCGACGCCTGGGAAGGCGGCAAGCCCCCCACCGCCGCGCAGGACGCGCCCGACCCTGACGAGGGCCAGGACGCGGACACCAAGCAGGCCGCCAAGAAGACGGCGGCCAAGAAGCCGGCTCGGGGCCGGACGACCGCCGGCGAGGGCACCGGCGGTCAGTAGAAAGGGTGCGGGCCCGCCCCGGTGGGGGCGCCCACGGCGGGCCCGCACCCCTGCACACTCCCTTCCCGCCCTTGTCCGCAGCACCCCCAAGGAGCCCGATGAACACCGCCGTACGGGCATGGCTCATCGGCCAGCTCGGCCCCAACAGCGACCCCGCGGACCTCGACGCCCGCTACACCCGTCTCGGCACCGCCCGCGCCGTCGCCCTCGAAGTGCTCTCCGAACGGCACGCCGCGCTTCTCGCCCAGCCGGCCACCGTGAACGTGTCCGCCGTCGTGTCCATCTCCACCGCCGAGAACATCAAGGCCCTGGAGCGGAAGATCACCGAACTGCGGGCCGGGATCCCCCTCGCCCCCGACGAGGACGACCCCGACGGCGACGGCACCGCCCTCAACAGCGGCCCGCGCATCGTGCAGCTCACCGCCCGGCCCCGCCGATGACCACCCCCGTACAACCGCGGCGGCGCACCCTGCGGGCCCGGCTCCTGGCGTTCATCACCGACGCCACCAGCCGGCTCACTGCGATCTGGCGGCTCCTCACCGGCGCCCAGACCACCCTGCTGCGCGCGCTCGCCGCGATCCGGCCCGGCCGCAACGCCGCCGCCCGCATCCGCGCCGCCGAGCAGACCTTCCGCCGCGCCCTCGCCCAGTACGCCCGCGACACGACCGCGTTCATCGAACGCTGGGCCGCCGTCGACCTGCCCCTCGCCTACCGCGAAGGCGCCCTCACCACCCTCGGCTACGCCCGCCGCCTCACCCGCCCATGGGCCTGGACCACTCGCCACCAGGGCGCCATCACCACCCTGTCCGCCCAGTTCTACGCCGACCTCACCGCCCGCCTCACCGAGACCGTCCGCCGCGCCGAAGCGTTCCTGCGCGCCGCGCTCACCGCGGCCCGCGCCCGCCTCACCCACGCGACCGGCACCGTGTTCAGCCCGGCCCGGCTCCGCCGCGACCACCCCCTGGACACCGTCATCTACGCCGGCCAGCACCGCCACCCCGTCGCATCCTGGGCCCGCGCCGCGCTCGCCTGGCAGGCCGTCACCACCGCCAACACCGGCAGCATCCTCACCGCCGCCGAGCAGCTCGCCTGCACCCACGTCGAAGTCCGCGACGGCGCCGACTGCGGCTGGACCTCCCACCAGGACCCCGACAAGGCCCACGACACCCTGCGCACCATCACCGACGCCCTCGCCCACCCCCTCGCGCACCCGAACTGCGTCCGCGAGATCCGCCCCCACCTCACCAGGAGTTCGTGATGCGCCTGACTGTCTCCTGCGGCGCCCGCCGCGTCGACCTGCGCATCGCCGGGGACGACGCCCGCACCCTGAAGGCGGCCAAGCGCGCAGCCCTGTCCCTGCTCGCCGCCCTTCCCGAGCCGGACACCGACCCGGCCGAGGACCGCGAGGCTGAGCCGTTCGGGTTCGTCGCGCTGTCCTCCGACACCGAGATCGCCGCCGACCAGACCCAGCTCGACGACGAAGACGAAGAGGAGTGCCGCGCATGACCGGCCACCTCGGCATGGACGCCGCCCCCCGCCCGGTCACCATCACCACCGACGGCCCCACCGCCCACGTCACCGTCGACGGCCACGACCTGTCCCGGCAGGTCCGCGCCTACACCGTCCAGCACGAAGCCGGCCAGCACCCGCAGCTCCTCCTCTACGCCAAGCCCGGCGCCGACATCGCCCTGGACGGGCTGGCGTATGTCGCGGTCGCCGCCGAAGACCCCGCCCCCGCCGTCATCGACTTCCTCCGCGGCATCGACCCGGCCGCCCTGGAGCAGGCCGCCCTCGAACGCGACGACCTCGACGACACCCGCAACGCCCTCACCCGCGCGATGCTCACCCAGCTCATCGAATGGGCTACCGGAGGCCCGCAATGACCGGCCTGGACGACGCGCTGGCAGGCGTCACCACGTGGATCAACACCACCCTCCTCGTCGACACCGTCCGCATCACCCGCCCCGGCAGCGGAGAGCCCGTCCTCGACGAGGACACCGGCCAACTCACCTACCCCACCGGCACCCTCCTCTATGAAGGCGCCGGTGCGGTCCTGCCCGTCAACACCCAGCCGACCATCGTCATCCCGGACGCCCAGCTCCCGTGGCCCGACGAGACCCGCTCCAGCTACCGGCTGCTGACCCCGCTCGACGCACCCGTCCCACCCAAGGACGCCCTCGTCACGGTCACCGCCGCGCACTCCCCGGCCAGCGCCGCCCTCGTCGGCCGCGCATGGCGCTGCCTGGACCCCGGCCTCGCCGGAACCGTTGCCGTCGTCCGCGTCACCCTCCTCGACCAGATCCGGGAGGACGGATGACCCCCGACGACCTCGCCGACCGGCTCGACCAGGCCGCCGACCGCATCGGCCCGACCGTCGAGCGCCGCATCCGACATGTCGGCACCCTCGGTATCGCCAGCATCCGCGCCAACGCCTCCGGCCGGCCCGGCCCCAACGTCATCACCGGCGCCTACCGCGCCTCCTGGCAGTCGACCACCCGCCGCATCCCGTACGGCGCCCAGTGCACCCTCGGCAGCGACGCCCCCCAAGCCCGCCGCCTGGAGTTCGGGTTCTTCGACATGACCGACTCCCTCGGCCGGCACTACATGCAGCCGCCCTTCCCCCACGTGCAGCCCGCGCTCCCACGACTCGGCGCCACCCTGCGCACGCAGATCCGCCACGCGGTCGAGGAGGTCTTCGCGTGATCGCCCGCCGCCCCGTGTCCCTCGCCGTCCAAGCCCTCCTCGCCACCGCCACAGGGCTCCCCGTAGGCCGCGGCCGCATCCCCGCCGGACCCACCGCAGGCAGTCAGGCCGCCCCGCCGTACTACCTGCTCTACCTGCTCGGCACCACACTCCACGGCCCCCCGCTCGCCGACGAGAACCCCGACGCCACCTTCGTCTACCAGGTCACCTCCGTCAGCGGGCCCAAGCCGGGCGTCACCGGCTCCGCAGGCAGCATCGACCAGGCGGAGTGGATGGCGGACAAGGCCCGCGAGGCGCTGCTGGCCCGCGACCCGGCCACCGGCCTGTGGCTGCGCCCCCTCACCGTGCCGGGCGTGAAGAACACCGGCCGCGGCCTCGACACCGAACCAGGGGAATCATCCGCGCCGGACGATGCCATCATCACCTACGTACAGCGGTACAGGTTCGACCTGACCCCCGCCTGACCCCACGTCGGGCGCGCACGACCGCACCGCGGCGGGACCCCACGCGGACGCCACCCCACTGGTGGCCGACACATCCGCACCAACCAGCAAGGGGTCCCCACCATGCCGAGGTTTTCCCGCAAGGGCGTCACCAAGGTCTTCTTCATCGACACGATCGCCGACGCCTCCTACATCCCCACCCGCGAAGAGCTGACCGGCGCCACCAACCTCACCAAGGCCATCGCCTCCATCGACGGGTTCAGCCTGGAGAACCAGGAGATCACCACCCCGGACCTCGAGTCCACGTTCAACAGCAAGATCCCCGGCGACGACGAGGCCGCCGACTCCAGCATCACCTTCTACGAGGACGACACCAGCAGCGTGATGGAGGAAGCCCTCGCCAAGGGCACCACCGGTTTCATCGTCTTCCTCCGCAAGGGCGACGTCCCGGCCTCCAAGAGCCTCGACAGCTTCCCCGTCCGCGTGGCCTCCCGCTCCCCGCAGATCACCGTGGAGAACGAAGCCGCCAAGTGGGTCGCCCGCTTCTCCATCACCGACACCCCGGCGCTCGACGCCGCCGTGCCGGCCGCCACGCCCTGACCCACACCCGCCCCCCTTTGAGCTCCTGGCCGGGCCCGACGGTGTTCGGGAAGGGGCGCCGTCCGGCGCCCGGCCAGGTCCCCCCTTCCCCGACGGAGGACCACCCCCATGCCCAGCAAGACCACCACCAAGCCGGCCCCGCCCGCGCAGGCCGTCGCCAAGGACGCCCACTGGGCGGCCAAGCTCGAACGGCTCCGCACCCGGCAACGCCCGACCGCAACCCTCACCATCTGCGACGACCACACCGCCCGCAAGGCCCTCGAGGACGCCCGCCGTACGCACCTCCTCGCCTCCGTCAAGGCCGACGGCGCCCCGGACGACACCGACGCGCAGCAGTCGCTCCGCGACGCCAAGCAGCGTCTCGACCAGGCGCAGGCCGCATTCGACCAGGCCGCGATCGTCCTCACGTTCCAGGCGCTGGAGCGGCCCGCGTTCGAGGCGCTGCGCCGCGCGCACCCCCCGACCGAGGAGCAGGCCGAGGACGGGCAGATCGTCAACGTCGAGACCCTCGCGCCGGAGCTGATCGCCGCAGCCAGCCTCGACGGCCTCACCCCCGACCTGGCGCGCGAGTTCCTCGACACCTGGGCCGAAGCCGAAGCGAGCCAGCTGTTCCAGACCGCGTGGGACGTGCAGTCCACCGTGCGAGCTGACGTGGGAAAAGGCTGATCCAGGATGAGCGGTTCCGCGCCGAGCTTGAGCTGTGCGACCGGTGGGGCATCCCCCACAGCCACTTCCTCGGCGCCGGCGACGGCCGCTGGACACCCCGCGACCGGGACAAGGCCCTCGCCTACCGCGCCTACCAGCGCACGGTGTGTCCGCAGTGCGGCACCCGTCACGACGAATGGGATCACGGCGGCCCCGACGAAGAGGACCAGTACGTCGCGGTCGGGCAGCGCTGCGTCGGCTGCCAGACCATCGCCGACAAGCAGCAGCAACTCGAGCAGCAGGGCATCGACCTGCACGGCATGAAGATCGGCCTCCTCCCCGTCGCGGTCCACGCGGCGATGGAAGCCGAGCGGGACCTCCGCAAGGCCCAGCGCGGGCGCCGCGCCTGGGACGACGAAGACGACGAGTAGAAGGGAGGGCCGGTGGCCAACTGGACCCTGTCGGTCGACCTGCGCGGGCAGGGCACCGACCTGGCACGCACACTCCGCCAGACCGCTGCCCAGGCCCGCACCCTCGGCACAGCCGTCCGCGGCGCCCAGCAGGAGGTACGCAGCCTCGGCGCCGCCTCCCGCACCGCCGGCGGACACGTCCGCGGCCTCGGCCGGGACACCAACACCACCCGCGCCAACCTCGCTCGGCTCGACACCCAGGCCGCCCGAACCGAGCGGCACCTGCGGAGCCTGGCCGCTCAGGCCCGCGCCCTGCAAGCACAGCTCGCCCGGATCGACACCGACATCCGGATCGCCGTCCGCCTCGACGATGCCACCGGTGCCGGCACCGCGGCGATCCGCGCCACCCTCGACAGGCTGCGCTCCGAGAGCGCGTCCATCGGTGTGCGGCTGGAGGACGACACCGCCGCCACGGCCGCCGCCGTCCGCACCACCCTGGACGAGCTGCGGGCCAGCGCCACCAGCATCGCCGTCCGCCTCGACAACGAGACCGGACCCGGAGCGGCCGCGATCCGCGCCGCCCTCGACGAGCTGAGCACCCACAGCGCCAGCATCGCCGTCCGCCTCGACGACGACACCAGCACCGGCATCGCCGCCGTACGAGCGAGCCTGGCGGCTCTGCGCTCCGAGAGCCCCCTCAACCTCGTCATCAACGTGCGGCTCCGCGGCGCTGCCGCCGCCCAGCGCGCCCTGCAGCAGCTCCAGGACGCCGCTCAGGACGCCTACCGGCGCCTGGCCATCCTCGAACGCCGGGCCCGCCTCACCGCCGAGGCTCTCAACGAGCTCCGTACGGCCGCCCGCGCCGCCGCCACCGACATCCGGCGCCTGGACCGTGCAGGGGACCGGGCCGCCACACGGATGGGAGACCTCACCGGGAGCACCCGCACCCTGCGCATGAACATGGACGAGCTCGACACGTCCGTCACCCGCGTCGCCGGCCACATGGGCGGGCTGCGAGGCAGCCTGGGCACCATCAACCAGTCGACGAACCAGGCCAGCAAGAACTCGCGGCTCCTCATCACCGCGGCCGTGGCGCTGGCCACGGCCCTGATCCCCATCGCCGCCGCAACCGTCCCGATCGCCACCGGCCTCGTCGCGGCTGCCGCCGGGGCCGGCGCGTTCGGCGCGGCGATCGGCGGGCAGATGAAGCACCTCGCCGACGCCACCGAAGCGGAAACGAAGTACCTGGAGGCCGTCGAGGAGCACGGCAAGGCATCAGAACAGGCCGCCGAAGCAGAGATGGCCATGTTCCGGCAGCTCTCGAAGCTGCCACCGGCCACCCGCCGCGCCGCCGCCGCGTTCGAGAACTTCAAGGACGAGTACGTCGCATGGTCCAACTCGCTGGCCGGCACCACCATGCCGGTCGTCGAGAAGACGTTCGGCATCCTCACCGACCTCTTCCCCCGCCTCAACCCGATGATCAGCGGCGCGAGCCGGGAGCTGCAACGCTTCCAGGCGATCGTCGCCGGCGGGATGCAGACAGGCGCCTTCGACGGGTTCATGAGCCGCGCCGAGGAGTTCTCCACCACCACCCTCGCCCGGATGAACAGCGGCCTGATCCGCCTGGCCATGCGCCTGGACAGCGGCGAGGTCGGCGGGAACCTCCGCGAGTTCTTCGAATGGGCCCGCCAGCACGGCCCGCTCGTCGGAGAGACCCTGGGCGAGATCGCCGACATGGCGCTGCACCTCCTCGTCGCCGCGTCGGACACCGGCGTCGGCGTGCTGACCCTCGTCAACGCGCTCGCCAGCCTGGTCACCGCCATCCCCACCGACGTGCTGTCCACGATGCTGCAGCTGTACACGGTGATGAAGCTCGTCAGCCTCGCGGCGACCGGGCTCAGTGCGGCGATGGGCCCGGCCGTGGCGGGCCGGATCGCCGCGTACTTCGCCGTCATGCGGGCGGCCGGCGTCGCCACCACACTGCAGGCGACCGCCGCTTCCATGTCGGCCGTGACGAAAGCGACGATCGGCCTGGGGGCCCTGGCCGTCGCCGCCATCGGCATCGGCAAGCTCGCCGACAAGGCCCGCGGCGCCCCGCCGGACATCGACCGGCTGACCACGAGCCTGAAGGAGCTCGCCGAGACCGGAAAGTTCACCGGCGAGCTGAAGGACACCTTCGGCGACATCGACGGGGTCATCGACAAGCTCGAACAGCTCGGGCAGGCAACGAAGGACCAGCAGGAGTACGTCGACGGGTTCAACACCAGCGGCATGGTCGGCCCCCTCGACGACCTGCGGCGCAGCGCGAACGACCTGTGGCAGGACCTCACCCGCGGGGAGGAGTCCCTCACCGCGCTGGAGGACGACTTCAAGGGCCTGGACGGGGCCCTCGCCGGGATGGCCAAGTCCGGCTACGGCGAGCAGGCCGCCGAGGACTACGCGCTGATCGTGGCCGCCGCGAACAAGGCCGGGCACTCCACGAAGGACCTCGCCGCGGTCTTCCCGCAGTACAACGCGGCGCTCAAGGCGGCCGCCGCCGAGCAGCGGCTCGTCGCCGCCGGCATGGGCCTGTTCGGTGAGCAGGCCCTGGCCACCAAGGCCAAGCTCGACAGCCAGAAAGCCTCCGCGGACGGCCTGCGCGGCGCCATCCAGGCCCTCAACGACGTCAACCGGGCCGCCCTCGGCGGGATGATCGCGTTCGAGCAGGCCATCGACGACGCCGCGAAGGCCGCCAAGGAGAACGCCGGCGCTCTCACCATGTCGGGCGGGAAACTCAACCTCAACAGCGAGAAGGCCCGCGAGGCGGCCTCCGGACTGCAGGACCTCGCCACAAAGACTGAGGAGGCTGCTGCCGCCGCACGCGAGTCCGGCGCCTCGTGGGCCGAGGTGCAGGGCATCTACGACCGCGGCCGCGACTCGTTCCTCGCCTCCGCCAAGGCTGCCGGTCTGACCGCCCAGCAGGCCGAGCTCCTGCGGCAGCGGATGCTTGAGCTCCCCGACAAGCGTTCCACTCGTATCGAGATGCAGACCGAAGACGCCGTCATGGGCCTCGACGCCGTCATCTCGAAGATCAAGGCCACGCCCAACGCCAAGTCGGTGACGGTCAACGCCCTGACCAAGGGCGCCACCGAGATGCTCAACGACCTCGGCTACAAGACCAAGACCCTGCCCGACGGACGAGTCCAGGTCACCGCGAAGACGGGGCAAGCGATCGACGGCCTGGCCGCAGTCCGGGCCGCCCGCGACGCGCTGCAGGACAAGACCATCACCATCACGACCCGCCGGGTCGTCACCGAGGAACGCATCGTCTACCCGGCTACCGGAGAGGTGAAGCCCCGCAACAAGCCCGGCCTCGGCGGGTACGCGGACGGCGGCATCGTCCATGCAGCGAACGGCATGTTCGTCCCCGGCTACGCGCCGCGGCAGGACACCGTGCTGTCGCTGCTCTCCCCGGGCGAGGGCGTCCTCGTCCCCGAGACCGTCCGGAAGCTCGGCGCGGTGACGGGCATGGGCAGCGAGGGCGTCGTGAAGGCCCTCAACGCGTGGGGCCGCTACGGCACCGCCATGGCCGCGTTCGCCGACGGCGGCCTCGTCGCCCCGCAGCGTTTCGCCGACGGCGGGATCAGTACGTCCTACGACCCCACCGAGCTGTACAGCCTGTCCTCGATCGCCTCGTCGTCCCGCGACGACAAGCAGAAGTTCTCCCCGGCGATCTTCGGGCGGCGCCTCACCTCGTCCATCCGCGTCGCCCGCGCCTGGCGCAAGGACCTCGCCACAGTCGCCGCCCGCGCCGGGCAGGACGTCGCCGACGCGCTGGAGGCGATGGGCGAGGAGGGCATCGAGCTCACCCGGAAGATGGCCAACGGCTCCGCGAAGTACACCCGCCAGATGGCCGCCAGCCTCAAGGCGCTGGCCGACGCGTCGAAGGCCACCCTCGGCGACTACACCGGGCAGCTCACCAAGACCGTCAAGGACCAGACCGCGTTCCAGAACAACCTGCTCAAGCTCGCCGCGCAGGGGAACACCGACCTCGCCAAGGCCCTCGCCGCGCAAGGCGACCAGGCCGCCGCCGACCTTGCCGCCGCCGCGGTGAAAGACCCGCGCCGGGCTCGCCACGCCAACACCGCCGCCCGCGAAGCCGCCAACGCGCTCTCCCCGGACCAGGTCGAACAGCTCGTTGCGATCATCGCCGCGATCACCACCGCCAAGACCGGTATCCACGACGTCGCCGCGACGACCGGGCTGGGGGAGGACGACATCATCGCCGTCGCCACGAAGGCGTCCACCCGCATCAAGTCCGCGCTCGGCGCCCGCGCCACGCGGTTCCTCGCCGACCTGGCCCGAGCCAACAAGGGCCTGTCCTACGCCGACGGCGGTATCCGCGAGGGCATCTACTCCACCGTCGGCGGCGCCGTCACCTTCGCGGAACCTCAGACGGGCGGGGAGGCGTTCATCCCGCTCGGCGCGAACAAGCGCCGCGCCGCCACGCGCGTGCTCGCCGACGTGGCCGGCCGGTTCGGTATCGGCCTGACCGACATCAGCGCGGCCCGGCAGGTCGTCGTCGTGAAGGAGGGCGGCGACACCTACGTCACCGTCCCCGCCGTCCGTACCGGCGCCACCGCGTCCGACATCGGCGCCCACGTCGGCCGGCAGGTCCGCCGCGCACGCAGGGGAGGGGTGGCAGCCCGTGGCTACTGAGCCCGTACTGTCCGACGGACAGATCGACCTGTGCGGCACCGTCATCGGGGCCGGCACCACCGTCAACCTGATCGAGATCACCGGCCTGGGCCGGCCCCCGGTCCGGGACAACGACCACGACCAGCCCTCCATGGACGGCTCCTGGCCCGGCCCGGACTACTTCGCGCCCCGCTCCGTGCAGATCGACGCCGCCATCAAGACCCCCGGCGACCCGACCGCGTGCGAGGCCATGCTCGCCGCGCTCCAGCAGCCCGCATGGGACCCGACTGTTCGCCTCACCGGCGGCGCCACCACCCACCTGCGCATCAAGCGGCCCGGCCGCCCCACCAAGCGCCTCGAAGGCCGCCTGCGCCGCCTCGATGCCGAGTACGCGCAGGTCAAGCACGGCTACATGCCCCTCGACATCGAGTTCCTGGCCACCGACCCCACCTGGTACGCCGACACCGCCACCACCACCGAGATCCCCCTCGGCTGGCTCACCGGCGGCGGGTTCGCCGCGCCCGTGACCGCCCCCCTCTACGTGCAGGACGGCGCCACGGCCGCCGACCGGCCCGGCTGGGCCACCAACGCCGGCACCGCCGACGCCTGGCCGATCATCCGCATCACCGGGCCCTGCTCCAACGTGACGATCATCCACGCCGACACCGGCCGCACCCTCGCCATGCCCGCCCTCACCCTCACCGCGGGGCAGTGGCTGGAGATCGACACCCGGCCCGGCCACCGCACCGTCACCCGCGAGACCGGCGGCAACGCCACGGCCCTCCTCACCCCCGCCTCCCGCATCGACCTGTTCTCTCTGCCGCCCGGCACCAGCGAGATGCGGTGGACCGCCTACGACCACACCAACACCGCCCGCATGCGCCTGACCTGGCGCGACGCCTACACCGCCCTCTGAGGGAGACCGCCGTGCCCCTGATTCCGCAGCCGATCCTCGTCAACGGCGCCACCCACTCCGCGCAGCAGTTCCGGCTCCTCGTCGAGGACCTCTCCCGCGGCAACGAGGGCGTCACCCACGGAACCGACCTGAAGGTCACCGAGCTCGGCACACCAGGCGGCAGCGTGCAGGTCGCCTCCGGCACCGGCGTCATCCGCGGCCGCGCCGCCGCGTTCCAGGGCACCTACGCCGCAGCGAACGTCGGCTCCACCACCGTCGACATCGCCCCCACCGGGGGCACCGGCCGCTCCGACCTGCTCATCCTGCGCGTCGAGGACCCCGAGTACGAAGGCAGCCTCGACCCGGCCGTCGACCCGATCGCCTACTTCCAGGTCATCTCCAACGTGTCGTCCAGCGCCACGACGATCCCCGACGGCCGCACCGGCATCCCCCTCGCCCGGATCGACATCCCCGCCTCCACCTCCACCATCACCAACGCGATGATCACCGACGTGCGAAAGATCGCCAACCCGCGCCGGGAACGCACCCTCCTGCCGCCGCAGTCACCCACCTCGCTCAGCGCAGAGCTCGGCGCCAGCACCACCTACAGCTACTTCTCCACCGCCGCCGGCTGGAACATCCCCGTCCCCGACTGGGCGAGCATCGCCCGCGTCCGCGTCGACGGGTCCGCGCTGCGCCTGACCACCGCCGACTTCTACGGCGGGTTCCGCGCCACGTTCGGGGCCTCCCTGGTCGTGCAGAACGTCACCATCGACGACAACGGCGGCGCCACCACCCGCCGCATCCAGTCCGTGGCGGCGGACACCCTCACCATCCCCGACGCCTACCGCGGCACCACCCAGCTCCTGCGCGCCCAGGCGGCCGGCTACACCGGCAACGCGGGCCGGATCGCCGTCGACCCCTCCTCCACCCTCATCGGCGACATCGAGTTCATCGAGGCGCCCCGATGACGCCCAGCCCCATGCGGGTCCTCACCCAGCACGCCCTGACCGGAGCCTGGCAGTCCCTGTCCCTGCCCCTGCGCGACCTGGAGTACGGGCCGGAGCTGAACGGGCCCGGCACCCTGTCGGGCACCCTGGAACCCCGCCTCCTCGCCCAGCACCCCACCCTCGTCGACCCCGGTACCACCTGCATCTACGTCGAAGCCGACGGGAACATCCGGTGGGGCGGACTCGTCTGGGACGTCCGCACCCAAGGCGACCGCCTCACCGTCGAAGCCGCCTCGTGGTCGTCGTACGCGCAGCGCCGCCACGACCTCGACGGAGAACTCGGCGGACGCGGCCCCTACACCTACGCCGACCCCTGCACGGTCATCCGCGACATGTGGGCCTACCTGCAGTCGGTGCCGGACGGGAACCTCGGCGTGCTCGTCGACCCCACCACGACCACCGCGAAGGTCGGCACCCCCGCAGACCCCTACAGCTTTCCGTTCTGGGAGCACCCCAACCTCGGGGACCGGATGGACGACCTCGTCTCCGGTGACGCCACCCCGGACTACACCTGCACCACCGCGTGGAACGAGGACCGCACGGCGGTGGTGAAACGGATCCGGCTCGGCTGGCCCCGCCTCGGCGCCCGCCGCACCGACATCAGCTTCGCGTCCGGCGTGAACATCCTCGAAGACCCCGAGATCCAGCTCGCGGGCGACGACTACGCCCAGGTCGTCGTCGCCGCGGGCGCGGGGGACGGCCGCGCCAAGCGCCGGCAGGTCTCCGCCGTCCGCAACGGCCGGCTCCGCCTGGAGCACATCCTCGACCTGCCCGAGGTGAAAGCCAACGACGTCCTCGCCGCCCGCGCGGCCGCCGAACGCGCGATCCGGCAGACCCTCGGCACCGTCGAGCAGATCACCATCCGCGACACCCCCGCCGCCCCCTTCGGCAGCTTCCAGGTCGGCGACGACGTGTACACCCGCGTCCACAACGCCTGGACCGACTACACCGGCTGGTGCCGCGTCACCGGCTGGACCATCCGCCCCCACGCCACCGGCGGCCCCCAGGCCACCATCAGCCTGCGCCCGGCCGACACCTACCAGTACGGAGGAACCCCGTGACCGACATCGGCCGTAAGCTCGCCCAGCTTGAGAGGCGGCTCGCCGCCGTCGAGCGGCAGTCCCGCCTCGGGTCCGCCAGCGTCGACAACACCGCCCTGGAGATCCGCGACCAGGCCGGGTCCCTGCGCGGCCTGATCGGGCAGCAGGCCGACGGCACCACCGCCGTCAACATCACCAACGGGCCCACCCCGCCCGCGCCGTCCACCCCGAGCGTCGCCCCGGCCCTCGGCGGTCTCGCCGTCACCTGGGACGGCACCTTCACCGACAGCACCCCGACGCCGCTGGACTGGGCCCGCGTCGAGGTCCACACCGGCGCCACCATCGACTTCACCCCGACCCCCGACACCCTCCAGGCCACCATCGAGACCCCGCAGGGCGCCGTCGCCTACGTCCCGACCAGCACACCGCTGTACGTGCTCCTGCTGGCCCGGAACACCTCCGGCACCGCCTCCGCACCCACCACGACCGTCGGCCCGTACGAGCCGCGCCCGGTCGCCGACGACATCGGCCCCGGCGGCATCACCACCACCCACATCGCCGACGACGCCATCACCACCCCCAAGATCCTCGCCAACGCCATCGTCACCGCGCACCTCGCCGCCGGCAGCGTCGACGCCACCGCCCTCAAGGCCGACGCGATCACCGGCAAGACCATCACCGGCGGCACCGTCACCGGCAGCACCGTCCAGACCAGCGGCACCGGGCAGCGCCTCGTCCTCAACCCCAACGCCGCCGACCCCGGCGACCCCCTCAACACCGTCCCCGCCGTCGAACTCCACTCCGGCGCCGTCAGCCAGGTCACCCCCGGCTTCCTCTCCGCGAAGATCTCCGACGACACCCCGGCCCGCCCCTACGTGTCCCTGCGCTCCCCGGCCGTCGACACCGAAGGCCCCGGCGACACCGCCGACCTGCCCATCGACTCCGAGCTGCGCCTCTACTCCAGCCAGCCCGGCGTCCGCGGCGGCAGCTTCCTGCTGGACGCCAACCCCAACCCCTACGCCGACCAGTACGGCCTCTCCCGCGTCCGCGGCTACGTCGCCGACAGCACCACCGACACCAGCCTCCTCGAACTCAGCTGCTTCGACGCCGACAGCGCCCCCGGCGGCTCCGGAACCCTGGGGCCCGGCACCACCGTCGAGATGACGGGCAGCCAGATCCGGCTGCGCGCCCAACGCTCCGGCGCCGACTTCTCCACCTACATCACCCCCGACGGCTTGACCGTGTCCGGCACCAACTGGACGACGTACACCCCGACCGTCGCGGGCGGCGGCACCGCCACCTACACCACCCGCACCGGCTACTACTGGAAGCTCGGCAAGGTCGTCTTCGTCACCATCGACATCACCGTCGGCGCGGCCGGCTCCGGCGCCAGCCTCGTCACCATCACCGCCCCCAGCAACATCGACCGCAGCGCCCGGCAGATCCTGCCCATCCAAGGCCGCGGCGTGTACCTGTCCGGGATGGCCGCCACCGGCAGCGCCCTGGCCATGGAGACCGGCTCCGGCGCCGTCATCGACCAGCTCGTCATGTCCAACGACTCCGCCACCAACCGCGACGGCGTCCTCACCGGCGCCAACCTCATCGGCGGCGCCCGCCTCACCATCACCGGCTGGTACCGCGAAGCCTGACCAGCACCACCAGGGGCGGGAGCAGGGCAGTACGCTCCCGCCCCTCCGCATACGCTGGGCCCACGGCGACCCTCCGCCACCGCTCCACCCCCGAGGGACTGCACGCCCAGCCCCCTGGCCGCGCGCAGCACACCAGCCACCAGCTCTGGGCGCGGGGAGATCCAGGAGCTCGGGCGGATGCCCACCCACCCCACCATCGACGCGTACGCGTACCCGGTCCAGCCGTCCCTCGGCCGCCACCACGTCCTGGACGGACGCAGCCTCGCCTACCGGCGCCCCTACGACGGCCACCGGCTGCGCACCGCCGCGTGGGAACCGCGCATCCCCGTCCTCGACCAGCGCAACCTGATCGCCCAGGGCATCCACACCAGCACGATGGGCCTGGACACCGACATCGACGCGCTCGCCTCGTGCACCGGCAACGCCGCCACGACCCTGCTGTCCGTCATCGCGCCGGACCGCGCCACCGCCGACGGCCTCGACCTCGCCGACACCGCGGCCGCCCAGCGGTACGCGATCAGCCTGTACGCCGACGCCACCCGGCAAGACCGCTGGCACACTTCCTGCTGGCCCACCGACGACTGCGGCTCCTCCGGCCTCGGCGCCGCCAAGGCCTTGCGCGCACGCGGCCTGATCGACCAGTACGGGCACGCCACCACCGCCGAGGAACTCTGCGCCCTCCTGCAGACCGGTCCCGTCCTCCTCGGCATGCCCTGGTACGCCGCGTTCTCCGAGCCGGACGGCGACGGCTTCATCGACAACGTCGCCTGGTCCGCGTCCCCCCTCGAAGGCGGCCACGAGGTGTGCGTCACCGCCCTCGAACGCGTCCCGAACTGGGACGGGACCGTCGACTACGACCACACCATCCTCCGCTTCCGGAACTCCTGGGGCCCCTCCTGGGGCGACCACGGCGACGCCCGGATGCGCCTGTCCACCTACCTCGCCCTGCGCGACCACTGCGACGTCATCCAGCCCCGACTCGACGGAGTGACCCCGTGACCACCAGCACCGGCGCCTACCACGTGGCGGTCGACCACCTCGACCCCGACACCCTCACCCCCACCACCACCTACCTGGGCACCTGCGACCAGGCCCACGTCGACGAGGTCCGCGCCATCGCCGCCCTCGACACCAGCCCCCACCACCTCCTCGACCACCCCCGCCAGCCGGGCGCGTTCCTCGTGCTCCGTGCGGACGGCGACCTCGACGTGTACGTCCCGGTCGACGCGCCCGACTACACCGTCCGCACCCCCGACCCGGACCCGCAGGACCCGGCCGCGGGCGGCAGCATCGACACCCCGGCGCCGGGCGCGGCGGATCGGCCCGTCGAGCCGGACCGGCCGCGCGGCGCCGCCGGGCCCGCCTACATCGCCGGCGCCGTCCGCTTCGGCGCGCAGCGCATCGGCGGCGCCATGGACACCCCCACCGCCCCGCCCCGCGCCGTCTGGCACACCACCGAGTCCCCGGCCGGCAGCGCCTACTTCTACTCCATCGCCGCCTACCTCATACGGGTCGGCGCCGAACCCCAGGTCATCTACGACCCCGAGTCGGACCGGCTCGGCCAGTTCGGGCCGCTCACCTCCTCCGGCCGCGCCCTGCGCAACGACGGCGCCCGCCGCACCAACCGCGAAGGCCGAGTGTGCATCCAGGTCGAGGTCCTCGGCCGCGCCCGCTCCCCGTGGACGAACGGCTTCGACCCGGCGGCGAAGCCGAACTACCGCAAGCTGATCGCCGCGATGCGCGCCCACGGCATCCCCGACACCTGGCCAGCCGGGCCGCCGCCGGCGACCGCCGCCGCCGCGACCCGCCGCGACCGCACCACCTGGCAGACCAAGGGCGGCCACTACGGGCACTCCCAGGTCCCCGGCAACGACCACTGGGACCCCGGCGCCATCGACACCAGCCTCGTGCCCGGACCGCGCCCCGGCACCGGCGACGACACCCCCGCCGCCGGCAGCGGCGTGTACGTGGTGAAGAAGGGCGACACCCTCTCCGCCATCGCCGTCCGCCACAGCACCACCACCGCGGCCCTGGCCAAGCTCAACGACATCAAGGACCCCGACCGCATCCGCGCCGGGCAGCGGCTCCGCCTCCCCGGAGTCGCTGCGGCCAAGCCGCAGTACGAGCCGTTCCCCGGCGCCGCGTTCTTCCACACCGGCCGACGCAGCCCCCTCGTCACCGCGATGGGCCGCCGCCTGGTCGCCGAGGGCTGCGGCCGCTACAACCACGGCCCCGGCCCGCAGTGGACCAACGCCGACCGCGCCTCCTACGCCGCGTGGCAGCGCAAGCTCGGCTACTCCGGCACGGACGCGGACGGCATCCCCGGCAAGGCGTCCTGGGACGCCCTCAAGGTCCCCAAGCAGCTCTGACCCCCTGGTACCGCCCACCCCTCTCACCCCTATGGAGACACCTGTGTCCACCCCGAAGTTCCTCGGCCGCGAACCCGCCGCCTGGCTCGCCCTGGTCGCCGTCCTCGTCAAGCTCGCCGCCGCGTTCGGCTGGGACGCCAGCCCCGCCGTGCAGGCCGCCGTCAACGGCTTCGCCGCCGCGGGCATGGGCGTCCTCATCGCCGTCGTCGCCAAGGACGGGCTCGGCGCAGCCCTCGTCGGCTTCGCCCAGGGCGCCCTCGCCCTCGCGCTCGGCCTCGGCCTCGACTGGTCCAGCGAGCGACAGGCCGTCGTCATGGCCTTCGTGACCGTCGCCGTCGGCATGTGGGACCGCACCCAGGTCACCGCCCCCGTCCCGCCCACCCGCCCGCTCACCACCACCTGACCATCCGCACTACGCCACCCCCCACCTGGAGCACGCCGTGACGGACGACCCGACCCCCGGAGAGATGGTCCGACGCCTGGAAGACCGCCTCACCGACGTCCGCGACGACATCCAGCAACTCGAGCGGCGCCTCGACGGCAAGGTCGACCAGCGCATCTACGACCTCCGCCACGAAGCGCTGGCCTCTCGGGTGTCGACGCTGGAGACGCACCGGGAGAAGGACACCGAGAAGCTCGTCGCGACCCGACGCTGGCTGATCGGCGCGGTGATCGTGCCGCTGGTCGGGATCCTCCTCCCGGTCATCATCCTGCTGAGCAGGGGGACATCATGAGGTCGACGATCCGAGCCGAGGAGCGGCGCTGGCGACGAGGGGACGTCCTGGCCATCGCCGCGGCGCTCGCCCTCGGGACCGCGTTCGCGTGGATCATCCTGTCGGTGCAGGCGCTCCGCGAAGACCTGCACACGGCGAACGCCGCCCGCGACGCTCTCGCCGAGCAGGTCCTGCAGCTGGGGGAGAAGCCGGTGGCGGGGGAACCCGGCGACCGGGGCGCCCCCGGCCGGACCGTCGTCGGCCCGGCCGGAGCACAGGGTCCTCCCGGCCCAGTCGGCCCGCCGGGCCTGCCGGGCGCCTCCATCACGGGCCCGCCCGGCCCGGTCGGCCCGTCCTCGACCGTGCCGGGCCCGGCCGGGCAGGACGCCGTGGGCGAGGCCGGCCCGCCCGGCCCCGCCGGGTCCCCCGGCCCGGCGGGACCTCCAGGGCCGGCCGGACAGGACGGCACCGACGGCACCGACGGCCAGGCCGGGGCGGACGGCCGCGACGGGCAACCCCCCACGGGCTGGACCTACACCGACCCCCAGGGCACCACCTACACCTGCACCCGCGCGCCCGACTTCGACCCGACAGCCCCCCGCTACACCTGCACCACAACCGCCCCGGCGCCCGGCCCCGGCCCGGCCCCCAGCCCCAGCGCACCCAACACCATCGCGCTCGCGCCTGAGCGCCGCCGTCTCTAGGAGCACGCCGTGCCGTTCCCCGAGGGCCTGCCGACCACCCTGCTCACCTACACCGCGGTGAACCCCGCCGGCGGCGGCCCGGCCACCGGCACCGTCGAGTTCGCGCCGACCGTCCCCGCCATCACCCTCCCCGGCCACGAGACGGTGTTCACCGGCCGCGGCACCTACGCCTTCGACGCCCTCGGCCGGCTCGTCGACGGCGACCAGATCGGCGTACGGCTCCTGCCCAACGACGTGCCCGACGCCAACCCGACCACGTGGGCGTGGCTGGTGACCGTACGCGTCACCGGCGCGCCCGCCCGCTCCTTCTACATCCGCCTGTCCACCAGCCAGCCCACCGTCGACCTGGCCGCCCTGGACCACGCCGACCCGGCCCGCGCCCAGTACGTCCTCGTGCCCGGCCCCCAGGGAGAACCCGGGCCCGCAGGCCCCGCCGGGGCTGACGGGGCGCCGGGGGAGCAGGGGCCCAAGGGCGACACCGGCGAGATGGGCCCGCAGCCGCCCCTCGGCGCGGCCGGCGCCGGCCCGACCATCGCCCTGCGCTCCGACGACCCCACCACCACCAACCCCCGGACCCCCCTGGCCCACGCCGGCTCCCACGCCCCGGGCGGCACCGACCCGCTCACCGCAGCAGCGATCGGCGCCGAGACCCCCGACGGCGCGCAGGCCAAGGCCGACGCCGCCCAGCAGGCCGCCATCACCGCAGCGGCGGCGGACGCCACCACCAAGGCCCAGGCCGCGCAGACCGCCGCCGTCCAAGCCGCAGCCACCGACACGACAAGCCAAGTCGCCTCCCACACCGCGGGCACCGACCCGCACAGCGACCGCGCCTGGGCCCGCGCCCGCTTCCTGCCCACGGCCACCTCGCGCCGCCGTGACCTTCCCGACCCGGCCCTCGCCGACGGCCTCCACACCGGCACCGCACCGACCATCACCACCACCCAGACCACCACCCCCACCAGCGGCTACATCAAGTACGCGCCGCCCGGAGTCGCCCTGACCGGCACCGACGTGACCGGCCCGTTCACCTACGCCGGCGCGGGCGGCTTCCAGATCGGCACCTCCGGGGCGAACCTCTCCTACGTCAAGCCGACGTCCCGCTACCCCAACACCTACGACTCCGGCCAGTCCGTGTGGGCCCTGGAGTTCTCCACCGACGCCGCCGTCTTCCAGCTGCGCTTCCAGCACCAGACCGCCGCGATGTACCGCCTGTCCATCGACGGCCGCAAGGCCACCGAACTGATGCAACCCGTCGGCGGCACCACGGCCGGCTCCGGGCACATGATGACCGTCGACCTCGGCAGCAGCGCCCCGCGCCGGATCCGTTTCGACTTCTCCACCGTCCCGTTCGGCGGCATCTACCTCCCCCCGTCGGCCACCATGTGGTCCTCCCCCCTGCAGGGAGGCCGCTTCATGGTCCTCGGCGACAGCATCAGCGACGGCTCCGCGCAGAACACCGGCGGCGGCGCCGGAACCTGGTTCGCGCGCGCCGCCCGGCTCCTCGGCGCGCCGGACGCCTGGGAGCAGGGCCGGGGCGGCACCGGCTACACCGCCGCCGGGTCCTTCGCCACGTTCGGAACGCGGGCCGCGGCCGACGTCATCGCCTGGGCCCCGACCCGGCTGGTCATCTGGGGCGGCTACAACGACAACACCGGCTCCCAGTCGGCCATCGCGACGGCCGCCGCCGACCTGTACGTGCAGATCCGGGCCGGGCTGCCGGACTGCGAGGTGTACGTGATCGGCTGCTGGGCCCCGACCGGCTCACCGGGCGCCTCCATCACGAACACCGACACCACGCTACGCACCGCGGCGGCCGCCGCCGGGTACCCATTCATCTCCCCGGTGACGGGCTCGGTGTACGACGCGACGGGCGCCCTGGTCGTGACGCACGGGCCGTGGATCACCGCGGGGAACGCGGCCGCGTACATCGGCGGCGACGGTGTCCATCCGACGGACGCCGGCCACGTGTACCTGTCGCGCCGGATCGTCGCCGCGGTCCGGGAGCTGATGCCTGCGTGACCGCCACCCGTGTCCTATAGGAATGGGTCACAAATAAGGGATGCAAGCAGACCTGATCAGTCACGGGGTTGAGGAACATCCGAACGAAAACCGGCGCTAAGCCCGCCTGGTGCTGACATGTGCTTTGACCTGGTCTTCTGTGAGGGATGAACCTTCGGCAGT